ACCAGCCTTAGCCTTAATCATATCAAAAAGTATTTGCCCGTGCTTCTCTACATACTGAAATAGCACCAATGAGTTACCAGTCTGTTTAAGAGCAAGATTACGAATGAATTTATTTCTAGGCTCGTACCCACAAAGGAAGTCCATCTCATCGGGGTACTTATTATCCTTACAGACCTTCTTTACATCATCGGGGTACTGAAGTACAAGACCAAAGATTCTTAACTCAGCCAGTTGATCGTTATCCATCAATTGCTTGGTAGACGTTACCTTGTATACAGAACCGAAAAGGCCTTCTAATACTAACCTATGAGTCTTTGTACCATCTAAAGTCCCGGTAGTACCGATACGATAAGGTGTATTAACCATCTTATGCATTATACCAGTTAAAGACTTTGCCTTAAATGTATGCGCCTCATCTCCATACACTACTTGATAGTTCTCAAAAAACTTCTTAGGTAGTTCGTAAACAGATTGCCAAGTAGAGATTACTATTGGTAAGAGGTTCTCTTTAGAATGCCCTGAATATATACGTGAGCAAGATTCTGATACTTTCCATCCATTGTTTTGAGAGTAAGATTGGAAATCTGCGTACATTTGCTCGACCAAAGAGGTCGTAGGGACCAGGATAAGCTGGCGCCTTCCAAACTTTTCATTCCAACGGAGTAGACAGTAGATGATAAGAGATTTACCGGAACCTGTTGGGGACAGAAGAAGGCGTCTTCCATCGGTAATTGCTCTATAAACTGCATCGAGTTGATAATCTCTGATGGACTCGCCACCGGGGAGTGATAGGTTAAGTTCATTAATAAATTCTTTCAACAGTTCTATTGTTACTGAATCCACCTGTTCAATATACTCACTATAATCTATTGTGTATTGATTGACTTCGGCAAAATGTTCAAGATAACTTTTTAAACCAACATATAACTCTTTTGTAAACATAGAGAAAAGTCTAATCTTACCATCCCATAACTTGTTACGGAAGAGAGGATGAAACTTAGCTCCTGGAGCATCAAAAGAAAAATGGTCAGCCAACTCCTGTGCAATACTAGGATCAGATTGTACAGTTAAGTAAACATTATTTTTCTTCTTGATTGCTATATCAGTCATGACTTATATTACCTGATACAGAAATTCTGTATTTGTTACTTGTTTTAAACGGCGCTACAGTATGCGCAAGATTAGCAGGAAAAATAATCATTGTACCTTCATAATCGCGACCTGCATTAATATAATGCTGACCAACACCCCCTTTAGCTTCGGCATTTGGGTATAGAAAGCTAAATTTAGCAGCACTTTTAAGATTGCTATTTTTTACTGATGGGTGATTGTTTTCTTCCTCTATTGTAAACGGTAGTTGCACCCATAGTACAAAACTTAGCATACCGGAATGTGTATGCATAGGATTTATTTCGTTTGGTTGTTGAAAGTTTACCCACAGATTTGGTTTTCCTGTGTCTTGCATCATAATAAAATGATTCTTAATAGCTCTATGCTCATTCCAAATTCCAACACCACGCCAGTAAAACGGTGTAACTCTTTTTATAAATTCATTAAGTATGTCATATGACTTATATAAATTAAATTCATGTTGGATACTACCTGCAAGATAGTTATTCCAAGGTACGCCCCCGTTAAACTTTGCTTCATCCATTTCTTTAATTTCTGCGCGAATTTCGCTCATAATACTTTGAGGTACACTTACCTCAAGATAACCTAGTCTGTATATATCTTTAAAAATAACATCTATATTCTCGTCTTTAGAAATCATTTTACATCATACCGTTAGTAAACTTTGCCCACTCAATACCTGATTTAATATCCCAGGTACGAGAGTTAAGTGATCTAATTATTTGTTCTAGAGTATAGATAGTAGTTTTAAAATATTCTATCTTATCTTGTAACTCTACAAGAGTCTGGTCACATTCGAGTAACTCATCCATCTCATTCTTTAATGGCTTGTTACCCTGGTATTGTGACCAGTTTTCATCTTCTAATTCCTGCTTAGTCATTTCACCTCTAAAGTACTTGTACTTCAGACGTCTGGTGTTAAGGTAGTCAGACTCAGCCTTGCGTAGCTGGAGCTTAGTCTTAGAAAGGACTGTAATATACTTGGCATGGAGAATTGGAACCCGGGCAGCTTCGTGCCCAAGATTCGTTTCATTGATAGGAGCGTCTTTAGTCCACTCCTCTGTCAATTCACTTAGTTTCATAATGTAGTTAGTTAACTTTATTCAGGAAGATCTAAAGTTAAAATCTCTTCTCTCTTCTCTTCCGGTTGAGGTCCAAAACTAATAATAGCTTCTGGGTTACCCTGAAAGCAGAAGTGACCGTAGTGGTTTAGAGAGATAGAAGGATCAAGCCAAACATCACCACCAATTTCTTGCCAGCGACGGCAGAACGTATAGTCTTCTGATAGATAGCGGCGATCAATAGGGTCGATCATGGTATCGAACAATGCATAGAAATGATCTTTTAAATCAGCATTGGCGATATTAACGTCGTTATTGTACTTAAGTTCAGGGTACGCTTTGATCATCTTAAGAATAGCTTCACGGCTAATCATCATGAAACCAGTACCAGCATCATGGAGTTTAATTAACCCGTTCTCAACCCCAATGGTCTTAGTTTCTTTATCTACAAACTTAAAGTTAATAGCATAGTCAGAACCGAAAGATGCCATATCACGATCAGACAACTCTTTACTCTTATTTGCAGGATCAGTTAGATTAGCTCTAATCTTATCCCAGGCCACACCCTTCTTAGGATATGCACCTACAACGACGTCCTTCTTATGAGCATAGAGCTTCAAGATGTCTTCTGTCTGGAACTCAATATCGGCATCGACAAACATAAGGTGTGTATAATCAGATGCAAGGAAGTAAGCTACCAATACATTACGTGCACGAGTAACCAAGGACTCATTAGCAATAGTACCGAAGGCGAGAGGGATTTTATGACCGTTAAAGAATGTCATCATCTTGATAACAGACCGGAAGTAAGGTTCGTTTAGCTGACCACCATAGCATGGTGTAGCGATAAAGAATTTGTTTTTACGAATCTCTTCAACAGAAAGTTGAACTTGCTTAGTTGCCATAATTTAGCTCCAAAAAAGAATTATAATACTTCAATATCAAATAGTTTATATTTAAAAGAAGCGATACCTACGAAATACTCAACTGAGGAAGACGTTATATCAAAGTCAAGAGCTTCCACAGAGATAGGGAATGTATCTTTAAAGTTAATATTAGTCTTCGGTACGTTGTTACTATCCAATATAGTTAGAGTTGCATCTGAATAAGCTATAGCAGTCGAGCCACCAGAAGCATCTCTTACAAAAGGAAACCTATTTAACCGTTCTCCAGTAAAATTTCTATATTGATTATAGTCGTTTGGAAAGCCAAGTGCAACTAACCATTCGTATAATTCTATGTAATTTGACATATCTTCGGTAATTAAAAACCGAATTGTAAAGTCTCCAAATAAATTCTTATCTCCTACAACAGGAATATCTAAGAATGGAGTTGGTTGTGTAGCAAAACCTAATGTCAGACCTGGTAAATTAGCTGATTGACAGGTAAATGCAACGCTTGGTAAATTCTTAATAGAAAACCGAAAAGCGTTCGGTCTAAGATAGTTAACAACGGGGGTAGTCGTTATACTACTTACATCACTTAATATTGTTGAAAGATTGGCTGTAAACATTTATTGTTTCCTTTACAATATTTATAAACAAAAAAAGGGAGCTTTTTAGGCTCCCTTTTAACCCGTTTCCGGGATCCGTTCTTATCGACGGCTTTAGATTACATCAAGTTAGTAACCTTGGTGCGACGATAGTATTGGTTACGGTTCGCAGTAAAGGTGGATGCATCAGCAACACCGCCTGCAGAAGTTGTAACGTAGGGGTTAGCAACCATTCCATAACGTGTCTTAAAGCCAATTTTTGGCTGAAAGCTGTTAGGATCAACTGCGCGAACCATTTGCAATGGAACATAAGGGCAGTAGAAAATACCGGCGTCATAAGGTGATGTACCTTTGTATCCAGCAACATAGAACTGGCTTGCAGCACCGAGGTTGGCAGAATAAGGATCAACATACACTTTAAAGCGACCATTCAAAACACCAGCAAATGTATTGCCAGTATCATCAACGTTCAAGTTAGTGGACAATGCAGGAGTGTAATCCAACACTCCGGCCATGGCCAATGCAGAAGCTACGTCAGCAGAGCAAACAATAAAGTTAGCTTTACCGCGACGAGTATCTTGACCAATGTGGTTAGCGTCACGCTCGATGTTAAACAACAAGCCTTTAAAACGCTCAACAGACCAACGACCGTTTGAGTCAACATCAAGGTTAAATGTACCGGCAGTAGCAGTAGCAGGTGAACCTGGCTTAGCAACTGTGTAGATAGTACGAACAACTTCGCGGTTAATTTCAAACATAATTTCTTGTGAAAGAATGTTAGACAACTCAGACTCAGCATCCAATCCGTGAACTGCTTTCAAGTCTTGAGCAAGTTCAAGAGTGTATTCAGCTTTCAGAGCACGTGACTGAGCAGTCACTGTAGTCTTGTCAATTGAGAAGCCCATTTGACCGAAGGCGTTAGAAGCACTGTCACCCAAGGCTTCAGCTTGTGCTGTAGTCATTCCTTTACCAGTTGTATAGGAACCGTCAACTGGGTTAGTACCAGCGTGTGTACCGTTCAATGGTGTGCCAGAGTTAGCAAGGGCAGACGTAAAGGATGAAGAAGAGAAATCAGTGTCAGCTTCGTTAAACAAAGCTTCTGTTTCTGATCCAACAATACGTGTATTGCCGTATACGGAGCGCATTGCGAAGATCAAGCCTGTTGGGCCTGTCATTGGCTGAACGCCACAGATGTCATATGCCATCAAGTTAGGCATTGCACGACGTACAAGACCGATCAAGATCGGGTCATACTTAGCAACACCAATAGAGCCGTCACCGATACTGTTGCCGGGGGCAACTTCGTTTAGCATGTTGCGCTCTTCTGCAAGAGCTTTCTCTTGGTTCTCTAAAAGAATGGCTGTAACAGTCTTCTTGTAGTTGTCTTTGATCTCAGGAAGATCGGCGTGCTCGAGAATGGCACCCCACTTCTTTTGGATATTTTCTGATAGGTAC